ACTTTTTGAAAACACCCCCCCTACCCAAAAAAGTACCCCCTTGCAAAAAATTTTTTATTATGTGTATACTTGCGTATCGGCTTATTAGCTTGCGTTGGTTATGCTTATTACTCCTGACATCGGCGTAGAAATTACGCCCGAGATCAACTTCTCCAACCTGCAAGACCTTGCAGAATTTGGCGCGAACACGGCTGAACTACTTCACCGTAACGGTTTAGAGTTCGATGCCAAGCCCGAGCATGACGAGATAGCGGCTCAGATTGCTACTGCTTACGCAGCAGATCCTATGGGAACTGCCAAGCAGATCACCCCGGCACGTGCAGCGACCCTGCCCCCTGCCGTTTTGATACAAACCCGAAACATACTTGATACTTTTGGACGCGCAGTCGTCAAACAGGCTATTGAAGTACGCCATCTTGTTACTAACAAACTCATTCTTGAGTCGGAGAACCCCGATCCGAAGGTCAGAATCCGTGCGTTGGAGCTTCTGGGCAAGATTTCGGACGTGGGCCTGTTCACTGAACGTACGGAAATAACTGTAACCCACCAATCTACGGACGATCTACGCACCAAGCTGCGAGAGAAGTTCAATCGGCTCAAGGAAGTCGAGGACGCCGAGGTGATTTCGCCCTTGGAACTAGAATTGGATGCGGAATTGGGCCTAAATGATTGATTTAGGCTTCTCGGACGGGGAAGTTGATGAGCTTTTGGCTCGTTTGGACGAGTTTTCCGAGGAAGAACAGACCGAAATCCTGCAAATTGCGGACACTCTGAGCACTCGCAAGCATGTGCAGTCGTGCTATGACGACCTGATCGAGTTCTGTAAGCACATGCAGCCCGACTATAAGGTCGGAAAACACCACAGAATCCTTGCCAACCTGCTAATGCAGCTAGCAGACGGGTCAAAAGACCGTGTTTGCGTCAATATTCCGCCTCGTCACGGCAAGAGTCAGCTAGTTTCCATTTACTTCCCGGCATGGTTCATCGGTAGGCAACCTAATAAGAAGGTGCTGATGGTGTCCCACACCACGGATCTTGCCGTGGACTTCGGTCGGAAGGTGCGAAACATCATTGATACGGATGCCTACCGGCAAATATTTCCTACTGTTAACCTCGCTGCGGATAGCAAGTCAGCAGGTAGATGGAACACAAACGTAGGCGGTGAGTACTTTGCGTGTGGTGTGGGTTCGGCACTCGCGGGACGTGGTGCTGACTTACTACTAGTAGACGATCCGCATAACGAGCAGGACATCATCAACGGCAACCTCGATATCTTCGACAGAGCCTACGAGTGGTTCACGTTCGGTGCTAGAACCCGTCTGATGCCGAGGGGCCGTGTAGCTATTATACAAACTAGATGGCATTTGGACGATTTAACGGGTCGTGTCGTACGGGACATGACGCAAAACAGCGGGGCTGACCAGTACGAAGTGGTCGAATTTCCGGCTATTTTGGAGGTTAAGAACCGAAAAACGGGTGAGATCACCGAAAAAGCCTTGTGGCCCGAGTTCTTTGACATGCCAGCGTTGCTGCGAACAAAGGCTTCTATGCCGGTGTTTCAGTGGAACGCGCAGTTTCAGCAGAACCCCACTGCCGAGGAAGCGGCTCTTGTTAAGCGGGAATGGTGGCAGATTTGGGAGAAAGAAGACCCGCCAAGCTGTTCCTACCTGATCATGTCGCTAGATAGCGCGGCAGAAACTAATAACCGTGCTGACTACACGGCGTTAACCACATGGGGCGTGTTCCTTAACAAGGAGACGGATGCCCACAACATTATCCTGCTCAACTCAATCAAAAAGCGCGTGGAGTTTCCCGAGCTAAAAGAGTTGTGCTACCGGGAATGGAAAGAGTGGGAGCCGGATGCGTTCATCGTCGAGAAAAAATCCAGTGGTACACAGTTGTATCAGGAGATTAGACGTACCGGTTTACCCATACAAGAGTTTACCCCACACCGGGGGACCGGTGACAAGATGGCGCGTCTAAACTCTGTAGCTGATATCATACGATCAGGTTTAGTGTGGGTTCCTCAAACCCGTTGGGCAGAGGAAGTGGTTGAAGAGATTGCAGGTTTTCCGTTCGTCAGTAACGACGACTTGGTTGACTCCACCGTAATGGCTCTGATGCGGTTTAGGCAAGGCGGGTTCATACGTCTGCCATCCGATGAGCAAGAAGAGATTCGTTACTTTAAGTCCCGCCGTGGCGGCTATTATTAAAGGTAGGCTATGCCAGTAGATTCGATTGATAAAGGCCCGTACGCAGCCCCTCAAGGTATTGAGGCTGAATTGGAGGGCATGGGGGGTATTTCCGATGACGATCTGGACAGCATGTTGGAGATTGAGATTGTCAATCCTGACATGGTTACTCTTGATGACGGCAGCGTCGAAATTACTATAACCCCCGGTGATGACACTGACGAAGGCGGGTTTGACGATAATCTGGCAGAAACCTTAGACGAGGGTGTGCAACAGACTCTTGCGAGCGAGTTGATCCAACTGATTGATGCGGACATTAACAACCGCAAAGACTGGGCAGATACGTTTGTCAAAGGGCTAGATGTCCTTGGGTTTAGATACGAAGAGCGTACCGAGCCTTGGGAAGATGCGTGTGGCGCGTTCTCATCAGTGCTGGCAGAAGCCGCGATTAGGTTCCAAGCCGAAGCTATGTCGGAGACGTTCCCGTCAATGGGTCCGGTCAAGACCAAGGTCATGGGTCAGATTACACGCGAGAAGGAAGAAGCAGCCGGACGTGTAAAAGAGGACATGAACTATCAGTTAACCGAGCGCATGGTCGAGTACCGCCCAGAACATGAGCGGATGCTGTATGCCTTGGGTCTTGCTGGTTCAGCGTTCAAGAAGATTTACGTTGATCCTGCGTTGGGTCGGCAGGTCGCCATTTTTATTCCAGCGGAAGATATGTTAGTGCCATATGGCGCTTCTAATCTTGAGTCAGCGGAGCGGATCACGCACGTGATGCGTAAGACGGAAAACGAGATAAAAAGATTACAGGCTAACGGGTTCTACCGCGAGGTGGACTTGGGTGAACCGCAGTCATTCCCATCTGACATCGAGAAGAAGAAAGCCGAGGAAGGTGGGTATTCGCTGACCGATGACGACCGCTACACAATCTACGAAGTCCATGCTGACTTAGTAATTGAGGGTGTAGACGAGGACCACATCGAGGACGGTAGCGATGTCGGGGACGACGAGAGCGAGGACGACAAGCAGTCGGAGCAGTTAGCCAAGCCTTACGTAATAACAATAGAGCGTGCTACTGAGAAGGTGCTATCTATTAGGCGTAACTGGGAGCCGAATGATCCCTTACATCAGAAACGCCAGCACTTTATCCATTATGTCTATGTCCCCGGTTTTGGATTTTATGGACTGGGCCTGATCCACATTATCGGTGGCTACTCACGTGCGGGAACGTCAATACTGCGTCAGCTTGTGGATGCAGGTACGCTGAGTAACTTGCCGGGGGGCTTGAAAGCTCGCGGTATGCGGGTTAAGGGCGACGACACTCCGATTGGTCCGGGCGAGTTCCGTGACGTGGATATCCCGAGCGGGGCTATCAAGGACAACATCATGATGTTGCCTTACAAGGAGCCAAGCCAAGTCCTGCTTGCGTTGATGACGCAGATCAACGAGGACGGTCGCAGACTTGGTGCGATCAGCGACATGAACATCTCGGACATGTCTGCCCAAGCTCCTGTGGGTACTACGCTAGCTCTATTAGAGCGTACTCTCAAGCCGATGGCGGCTGTGCAAGCGCGGGTTCATTACGCCATGAAGCAGGAGTTCAAGCTCCTAAAAGAACTCATCCGCGACTATACGCCAGAGGCGTACAGCTACGACCCGCAAGATACAAACAACCGTCAGATCAAGCAGTCTGACTATGACATGGTAGAGGTAATACCTGTCAGCGACCCGAACTCGTCCACGATGGCGCAGCGGGTAGTTCAGTATCAGGCAGTGCTCCAGATGGCACAGCAAGCCCCGCAGATTTACAATCTGCCACAACTGCACCGTCAGATGATTGAGGTGCTAGGGGTTAAGAACGCGGACAAGCTGGTCCCCATCGAGGATGATCAGAAACCGACAGATCCCGTGTCCGAGAACATGAACGTGCTGATTGGCAAACCAGTCAAAGCGTTTATTTATCAGGATCATGACGCGCATATCGCTGCACATACTAGCTTTATGCAAGACCCGATGATTGCCCAGACGATGGGTCAGAACCCGCAAGCACAGCAGCTTATGGCTGCGTTGCAAGCCCATATCGCTGAACACTTGGGCTTTTCCTACCGCAAGCAGATCGAAGAACGTCTTGGCGCTCCGTTGCCGGTGCCGGGAGAAGAACTGCCCGAAGAGATCGAGGTTCAGTTGGCGCGGCTTGTGGCCGAGGCCGGGAAGCAGCTTACTCAGGAACACATGCAGCAAGCAGCGCAGCAGCAAGCACAACAGCAAGCCCAAGACCCGATGTTCCAGCTTCAGCAAGGTGAACTCAAGGTCAAGCAAGCTGAAGTGGCGAGAAAGCAAGCCAAGGATCAGGCTGATCTCCAGCTTGACGAGCAAAAACTTGCGCTTGAACGAGAGCGTTTACAGATGGAATCCCAGCGTAACGCTAACCAAACGTCTTCTCAGGACCAACAAGCCCGACAGAAGATGCGTATAGATGTTATGAAACACGTAACACAGCAGCCTCCCAATTTGGGAGGCCCACCACAGGGGTAATAAATTGTGGCTAAAACCGTCTTTGACGTGCTGAATGAAAAACTGGAGGCGCATAAAAACGCCGCCATCGAGTCACTTATATCCGGCGGAGCTAAAGACTTTGCCGAATATAAAGCGGCGTGCGGGGTTATCCGAGGTCTATCCCTTGCACGTATGGAAATCCAAGACCTTTCGCGTACTTTAATGGAAGATGATGATAATGAGTGAAGCCCAAACTATAACTGACGCTGAATTGGAAGCACAACTGCCGGTTCCCGTTGGATATAAGCTGTTAATTGCCCTGCCTACTATCGAAGACACGTATGACTCAGGCTTGGTTAAAGCCGAGAATACGAAGCATGTTGAGCAAGTCTTGTCGATGATCGGACTCGTGTTAGACATGGGGCCGCAAGCCTATTCCGATCCTGAGCGGTATCCAAATGGTCCTTGGTGTGAAGTCGGACAATACGTACTGTTTCGCACTAACACCGGTACTCGGTTCCGCTTCAATGGCACGGAATACCGTCTTATGAACGACGACTCGATTGAGGCTGTTGTTTCCGATCCACAAGGCATTACAAGGGCTTAAACTATGGAAAGGGACGAATACAAATTCCCCGATGAGGTTGAATCGGAAGGTGTATCAATTACCGCGTCTGATGATGTAGATGTGGAGATTGAAGTCGTTGACGATACGCCTGAGAAAGACCGGAATCGGAAGGCGTCAGACCCGCCTGACGAGATAACTGACGACGAATTGCAGGACTATTCCGAGAAAGTTCGCAAGCGCATTCAACACTTTAACAAGGGCTATCACGACGAAAGACGCGCTAAAGAAGCCGCTTTACGTGAAAAGGAAGAGCTTGAACGCCTTGCCCGTAAGCTAGTTGACGAGAACAACGAGCTAAAGGGTACGGTCAACAAGAATCAGGAAGTATTGCTTGAACAGGCTAAACGAGTTGCCGCGCAGGAACTTGACGAAGCCAAGCGCAAGTACAAGCAAGCGTATGAGTCGGGTGATTCCGATGCAATGGTTGACGCGCAAGAGGAGTTGGTCGCGGCCAAGTCTAAAACCGAGCGTGTTAGTAACTTCCGATTACCCCCTTTACAAGAGACAGAAAATACTGTAGAACGTCAATCTAACGCCCCAGTACCGGCTGATCCGAAAGCGCATGAGTGGCAACAAGCTAATGCGTGGTTTGGTTCAGACGATGAAATGACGAGCTTTGCATTGGGGTTGCATCAGAAGCTGGTCAAACAGGGGATTGATCCCCGTAGCGACGACTACTACGAGAGAATTAACTCTCGTATGCGCGAAGTCTTCCCAGATCAGTTCAAGCAACGCCGTCGAAGTAATGTAGTGGCTCCCGCTACCCGCAGCACAGCGCCCCGAAAAATCGTGCTGACTAGTAGTCAAGTGGCTATTGCGAAACGGCTAGGCGTGCCTCTTGAGGCATATGCTAAACAAGTTGCTCTGGATATGAGGAAATAATCATGGCTGAAAATCGACTGAATCGTGATCTTGACACCCGGGAAACCGCGAAACGTAAAGTGACGTGGAAACCGCCCGAGACTCTGCCTAGTCCTAACGCTCAGGACGGGTACGACTTTCGTTGGGTTCGCATTAGCACGCTAGGCACGCCGGATGCTATGAACACCTCGTCCAAACTGCGGGAAGGTTATGAGCCTGTTCGGGCAGTTGATCACCCTGAAATCTTTTCGTCGCCCGCTGCTGATGAGCGATTTAAGGATAACGTGGTTATTGGCGGCTTGATGCTCTGCAAGATTCCCCACGAGTTCACTGAAGCCCGGAATGAGTACTACCAAGGCCAGACCGATGCTCAGATGAAGTCAGTGGACAATAGCTTCATGCGGGAAGGTGATCCGAGGATGCCGCTGTTTGCGGATAAAAAATCCAACGTAACCTTCGGTAAAGGTACTTAATTTAAGGAGCTTTAAATGGCTTATCCTGTTATTGACGCCCCTTACGGGCTAAAGCCGATCAATTTGATCGGTGGTCAGGTATTTGCGGGGTCTACTCGCATGTACCCGATTGTTCAAAACTACGGCACCAGCCTTTTTAATGGTGATGTCGTGCAAATGACTACTACCGGCACGGTAGCAATCACAACTCTGGCAATCACCACAACTTCACAAGCTGCACAAACTGCTGTTCCGGCAACGGTTGGTGTGTTTGTTGGTTGTGAGTACTCGCCTCCAAGCGGCCCGATTTTTGGCAAGCAACGCGCTCAGTACTACCCCGCTAGTACGAACGCAATTGATGCTGTCGCTTACGTTGTTGACGATCCTGACACTGTGTTCCAGTCGGCTGTTCTGTCTATGCCAGCGGCTGCTACGAACACGGCAACGGCTCTTAGCACGATTGGTTACATGTCTCCCATTTTCGTGGGAACTAACGTGTACTACGTCGGCGCTAACGTCGGTAGCACCTCAACGGGTAACTCCGCTGGTGGTGTGGTCGGCAACACTGCTGGCGCAAGCAACGGCGCTGGTAACGTAGTCAAAACCAACGGCAACACGGCGGCTTTCCGTGTGGTTGGTCTGGTTGATGAGACGGCTGTTACGGTAACTTCCTCGTTGACTGCGGCGGCTTCGTCTACGTCATTGACTGTTGCTTCGACAACTGGCGTTTATCCCGGCATGCAAGTCATTGTTCCTGCTTTTACGGCTGGTGCAGGTGGCGCTGGGTATAACACTTATGTTACGGCTGTGACAAGTTCAACGGCAATTACCGTTTCGGCCAGCATCACTGCTGCAAGCGGTTCCGCTGTTGCATTTGTTGGATACCCTGAAGTTCTAGTTAAGTGGAACTTTGGATATCACGGCTACTACAACGCTACCAGCGTCTAAGGAGTAACTTAAAATGGCAATTTCACGCGCCCAACTACTTAAGGAACTCCTCCCGGGGCTTAACGCTCTGTTCGGTCTGGAGTACAAGCGATATCCCGAAGAGCATAAAGAGATTTTCGATACGGAAACCTCTGAGCGTTCTTTCGAGGAAGAAACCAAGCTGTCTGGCTTTGGTGCTGCGCCTGTTAAGAACGAAGGTCAGGCTCTCTCGTACGACAACGCACAAGAGGCATGGACCGCTCGTTACAACCACGAAACCATCGCTATGGGCTTCTCGGTTACCGAAGAAGCAATGGAAGACAACCTGTATGACAGCTTGTCTAGCCGTTACACCAAAGCTCTGGCTCGTGCAATGGCGTACACCAAGCAGGTTAAAGCCGCTAACATCCTGAACAACGGCTTTAGTGCCGCGTTCACGTATGGCGACGGCAAGCCCCTGTTCAGCACGACTCACCCGCTGATTTCTGGTGGTACCAACAGCAACACGCCTTCCACGGCTGCTGACCTGAATGAGACTTCTTTGGAGTCTGCGGTTATTCAGATCGCTGCATGGACGGACGAACGTGGTCTGCTGATCGCCGCCAAGCCGGTCAAATTGATTGTTCCTCCTCCTCTGATGTTCGTTGCAACTCGTCTGCTGGAAACCGAACTCCGTGTCGGTACCACTGACAACGATGTGAACGCGCTGAAGAACAATGGTTCGATCCCCGGTGGTTACACTGTTAACCACTTCTTGACCGACACCAATGCTTGGTTCTTGACCACTGACGTTCCTAACGGACTGAAGCACTTTGTGCGTGTCCCGCTGGCTACGTCGCATGATGGTGACTTCGATACGGGTAACATCCGTTACAAGGCACGTGAGCGTTATTCGTTCGGCGTGTCTGATCCGCTTGGTATTTTCGGTTCACCCGGATCTAGCTGATCGGTGTGAGGGGGGGGGGGCCACAAGCCCCCCTTTC